TTTTGCTTTCATTAATATTTCTATTACTTCTCTTATTTTAGGTATTAAACCAGAATGATGATATGCAACACCTTTTATTATTATTTTTCTTAAATGTTTATATTGATCACAATTCTCATATTCTTTTAAATTATATTCAAAATAATTTATTATTTCTATAGCCTCTTTTTTTGTTATATATTTATTTGCTATGTTTTCTGCATATTCTTCACATTTATTTTTTGATATTACAAATATTATCGCTGGTGTTCCTAATGTCTCATTATTATTTATGTAATTTACTAAATTATTTAATTCACTACTTACACTAGTATTTATTTCATATAATTTATTATAATATTTCTGTATTCTTCTATAATTCTCCTCATTTAATTCTAATATCTTATCAGAATAAAAATATTCTCTTAATGGTACTGGTCTATCCACTTTTACTACTTTTTTAAATTTTTTTTCCTGATTTATACTATTTAACCATTCTAATATCTCATCCGTATTTCCTATTGTCGCACTTAATAATATTAATAATGCATCACTACTTATTAATGATATTATTATACACTTCTCCCATATATGTCCCCTCGTATCATCATTTATATAATGTGCCTCGTCAAATATTATACATGATATATTTTTTTTATTTTCTTTATTATTATTTTCTTTATTTTCTTTATTTTCTTTATTTTCTTTATTTTTATTTAATAATAAATTATAGAGAACTTCGGTAGTCATAATAATAATATTAGCATTAGGATTAATATTTATATCACCTGTTGATAATCCAATAATAATATCGGTATTTTTGTATTTTTTATTAAAATCACTAAATTTTTCATTACATAATGATTTAATAGGACAAGTGTAATAAATTACATTATTTTTATTTTCTTCTAATTTTTTTTTAATTCCATATTCTGCTATTAATGTTTTTCCTGAACCTGTTGGTGCCGATATTAATATATTATTATTCTCATCTATATAATTTATTGCTGTTTTCTGAAATTCATCTAACTTCATTCTTATATATTTTTATTATTATTTATTCAAAATTTCAAATTTTTATATTATAAATATATATAATGCATAATAACATTAAACCCTGTTTTTGGGGTCCTCATTTCTGGAAATCTTTATATAGTCTTGTCGCCGTATATCCCGAAAATCCCGATCATAACACCATTAACTCTACTAAAAATTTATTAATTTCTTGGCGTTTTATCCTTCCTTGCGAAGGTTGTAGATTACATTTTACTAAATTCTCTAATGAACCTGACACCAATATTAATGATCCTAGTAATTATTCCTCTAGAAATAAATTAATTTCTCTCGTATTTAAAATTAGAAATAAAGTTAATGATAGACTCGGTCTTGATTATGGTATTACTGAAAATTATTTTAAATTTAAACTTAATAAAATGATTTGTAATGGATCTAATATAGATTCTTATGCTAATTCTATATCTGAAGCTCCCATCATCCACGATAAAGCTAAAGATAAAATATTCGCTTTTCTTAAAAAAAATGGCTATGATACCGATATCACTAAAGAATTTATTACTAAATTTAAATCTTTTATTATTTCTCCCGTCTTTAATCCTAATAATAAAGAATTTAAACTATTCTTCAAAAGAAATAATAAATGTAGATCTATTATTAATGAAATTTATAATAATATGGCTTGTGGTGATTATGATCTCGATTTATCTCTATCTAAAGATAAAAAATTACATCTTGAATTATTTCATTTAGGCTGTTCTATCATTGATTATAAAATTATTTTAGATAAATTATAAAATTATTTAATTATTAGTGGCATACAACACGGCTCCCCGTCAACTATTGTCCTATAACACGATACATAATTTTTATTATTTCTATAAATCAAATGACTTGATTTATCCAAATTTCCACTTAATCTAATCTTTATTACATACAAATTCATATTCTTATTATTCATTATCCATACTGGATTCATTCTTGACACTTGAGACAACATAAATTGTGCATAATTCACATTATACACTACTCTCGGTACACTCGGTCTTAATGTCTTCATAAATCCCGTTTTCCCATCCTTCCATCTTATCGTCCAATAAAATGGATTTGTCATATCATCCTTTATCTTATTAATTTCTTCATATGTCATCTGTTTATACTTCTTATCTGTCTTCAATTCTGTCATCATACTATAATAATCCGGACAATCACATACACTATATACACTTCTCCTATAAAATTTCTTCTTCTCATTTCTCTCTTCGTGTATCATTTCAATAATTTCTTTCTTTGTTTCTTCCTTATTCAACATATCATTTAGTTTCCTCGCATATCTCTTATTTAATTTTTCCCACTTTCCCTTATACTCTCTATATTTATTCATAATCTTCATATATTCATCTGTCTTCTCTCTGTAATCTTCATATGGTGTCTTCTCCTCTTTTAGTATCTTTTCTACCTTCCTCTTTGACACTTTCAATTTAATTATTTTTATCTGCATCTTCTTATAATAATCATTGTAAATCTTCATACTAAACTTCCCATAAAGTCTAGTATATCTGTAAAAACTCTCCCTCACATATTCCTTAATTATTTTCTTGTTTATCTTCCCTTGAAATGGTATCCCTTGTACTATCCCATAATCATCTACTCCTATATATAGCTCTCCTCCCTTCTTACCACTCTTATAATGTGAATATGCACTCGCATATTTCTTTATATACTCCTTCATATAACTCTTTATCATACCCATCATATACATATTCATATTACTAAAATCACCGCTTTTTATCATACCTACTGCTTCTTCATTTATTATTTTTGTTGATGATAATGACATTACTTTGTATTCTCGCCGTCGTGTTTCATTCCCTAGTTCCTCCTTATATTCCATCTTTTTCCTTATTTTATAATATAGATTTATTTTTTTTGCAATTTTTTTTGTTTTATTATTTTATATTTATTATGGCTACAGAATTAAGTAATCAAGTTATTTTTGATGAAGTCTATATTCCCTTTATTAGTGCAAGAGAAAATACTAATGCTACTTTAAAAGAAGTTATCCATTTTGTTGATGCTGTACGTAGAGCGCTTCCTAGTGCTGCTGGTGCTACTGGTGCTACACAAACTGATGTCATTGAAGCTTTAAGGACAGCTGGTGTTAGTCGTGTTGCTGCTGTTCGTGCTGAAGCTCGTGCTGCTGCTGGTGCTGCTGGTGCTGCTGGTGCTGCTGGTACTGCTGGTACTGCTGATGGTAGTTCAAGTTCTTCAAGTTCTTCGAGTGCGGCTGCTGCTGCTGCCGCTGCCGCCGAAGTACCTAGAACATTTGTTTGTCCGGCTGAAGTAGGAGATTTTGTTAAATGGCTGGTGGAGCGCCCTGCTGGTGGTGCCACTGGTTTCACGCCTGCTGAGACATTAATAGGTACTTTTACAGTAGAATTACGTAATCTTCTTGGTCGTGAATTATTGATAAAAAATACGTTAGAAATTAATTTTGGTGGGACTGGTGGACCTGGAAGTGCTACTCCTCGTGTTGCTCCTCCTACTGGTGCTCCTACTGGTGCTCCTACTGGTGCTGCTGCTGCTGCTGCTCAAAGAAAATACAATCTTTCTGGTGGTAAAAGAAAAAGCAAAAAATCAAGCAAGAAGGGAAGCAAATCCAAAAGAATGGTTCCAATGCAAGGTGGAAAAAAATCAAGCAAGAAAGCAAGCAAGAAAGCAAGCAAGAAAGCAAGCAAGAAAGCAAGCAAGAAAGGTGGAAGATAAAATAATTAATTAAATATTTTATTAATTAAAAAAATAACAAGTAATATTTGAAATATTATCTATATGAATTATTCTTGAAAAATCTATTTTTAATAAATTTGATAATGGTTTATCTATTATGAAATATCTTGATATCACTAAATTATTATTTATTAAATACTCCATAAATATTTTATTTATCTCTATTAAATTATATTCTTTTTTTCTCAACTTGAAAAACTTTTTTATTGAACTATTTATCTCATATGATTTATTTTCTTTAAAATCTTTATCTCTTTTTGCTATATTTAATAATATCTCATCGTTTATCTCTATTCTCTCCTCCTCTTTACTTATTATCTTTTCATTTTTTTCATAATTATCTAATAAACATTTTAATCCATCTATATTATTTATCTCCTCAAAACTTTCTATCGCCTCTTCCGTCGGCTTTACACCACATTCATTTATCATAAATTTTATCACTTTGCTATTATTCCTTATTCCACAAGCATTTATTAAATGATTTATATTATATTTTCCACCTCTCTCTTTCATATACTTTATCATCTCTATATTACCATATTTTTTAGACTCTATATTTAATACTTTTTCATCTGGAATACAATTGTATTCATATGGATAATAATTCTTTTCACTCATTTTTGATAATATCTCTAAATCTATTTCTATATTGTATTTTGCTATATTATTTATATAATATTCTCTCTCTAATAACTTTATTATTAAATTTTTATCTACTTGTAATCCATATCTTATTAATACATCTAACACTTCTGCAAATCTTTTTTTATTATTTCTATGTGTATAATTATCTTTCGCCATATTATCAACATCCTCTATTTTTATTTTTATTTTATATTCCTCTAATATTATTAATATTAATTTAGCATCTAAATCCATTAATCCTATTTTATAACATTTTTCTATTATACTAATATCTTCTATCTTATTACTATAATTCTTTATTATCTCTGATAATATTACATTCTTATATATATATTTATTTATTACCTTACTTATTTCCTCTTTCGTCATTTCATCCATCATATTTTTTATATTCTTACTTACCATCTTATTTATCTCTTCTCCCTGACTAAATCTATTAAATATATTATTGTTATTTATTATATATAATAAATCATCCTTATCCATATTCTCTATTATATATCTTCCTAATTTGTATCTTGAATAATTTACTATATTTCCCATCATATATTCTTCATCATAATAATATAATCGCAATTTTACTACTCTTAAATTTTTATTTAGTTTTTTCTGTCTTTTTATCATCTCTATCGCATCCTCGTCATCTAATAATAATAATAAACCCCCCAAATATTCCTCATCTATCTCCACATTCTTACTCTTCTCCATTATATATTCTATTATATCTCCTCTATTATTATTCTTTATAAAACAATTAACATACATATTCACTCCTAATAACATCCTTATATAATCATTTATATATTCATCATCTATTTCGATTTCATTCTTTTTTATACTTTCTATAATCATTTCACATTGTATATGTTTATTACTACATCTTTCCGGTATTATCATCAATGACTTTTTAACCATATTATTATAATTATATCCTTTTATTCATATATAAATTTATTTTCATCTTTTTTTATTTTCTCTAGATATCATCAAAATTAAATTCTTTATTCTCTTCGATCATCTTATTCTCTATCTTTATTTCTTGATTTTTATCTTGATTATCTTCTTGTCCGTCTGTAAAATTATATGTTTTTTCTATTTCTTGATTCTCTTTTTCTTCTTTCTCATCTATAAATAATCTTCTTATATCTCTCGGTGGATTTGCTACTCCTATTATATCACATGTATTTCCCGTTTTCTCATATGTCCTCGGTATTAATACCACAAAACTCTTCTCGTTTATCCTCGGTCCCTTCTTCGCATTCCCAGATAAATATCCTATCCTTTCCACCATATCCGTGCTTTTTACCATAAAATGTGCGCCCATATTCCTTATTATCATCCCAAACATCTGATCTCCTATTAATTCATCCGCTGGTTCCATCCTTATTCTCTTCTGTTTCTTCTGTTTGTTCCCCCCTGTCGTGTTTCTTGTCATTATATATATATACTATTATATATATCATTCATTAAATAAATCAATTTTTTTTATTTTTTATTTTTTTTTATTCTTATTTTTCTTTATTACTTCTCCTCCTCTACAACTTTAACCTTTCTAGGTCTTCCCCTCTTCGCCTTCTTCACCTCTTCTACCATCTCTACTACATCTACCACTTCTTTCTTCTCTTCTGTTTTTGTTGCACTTGATGATGAACTTGATGAAGCACTTGATGATGAACTTGATGAAGCACTTGATGATGAACTTGATGAAGCACTTGCACTAGCTGAAGCACTTGCACTAGCTGAAGCACCACCTGAAACAGTTGAAGATGGATAAGGATAAGGATTATCGCCAAGAACGAGTGGACGTGAAATTTGAGTTTTACCATTATCAAAAGAGAGATTAATAAAATCAAACTTCTTAAAAATTTCAAAATGGTGTTTAATGTTAAAAGCCATACTTTCACGTGCATATTGTTGGCATTTATCTACTGAATCGTGAATATGACTAATTCCGTGTTCCTTATCATCATTCATAATTGACATAAAACCAATTAGAATCTTCTGAATATTCCAAGATGCTGAATGCTGATCTGAATGATATCCAGTATTTGACAAACAAATTTTACTTTCTACACTAAACCTACCTGATGGCGTCAAAACCATAATATCACCCGGCTTTGCTGGATATGACTTGTCAAGCAGAATCTTTACAATATAAACACCACCCCTAAATTTTGGCATATCATCTTGTCCTACTAGTAATCCATACCAAATAAATGGAGTTTCCTTACTCATATAAGCGGTTACATAATGAATCCGGTCTTTTACAAAAGAACGCTGTTCATTAACAAAACGCTTCTGTTGAACGGGGGAAATGTATTCTGACGACATTTTATGCCTTTAATTATTACTATATTTAAATGTTTAATATATTATTTTTTTCAATTTTTTTTATATTTTCTATTCTATTCTATTCTATTTTATACTCAAAAAAATTTGATTTTTTAAATATATGAATCAATTTAAAGATTATAAATTATATACTATTATAATGGCTTCTCAAGTATCCGAAACTGTAAATACCACCCGCAAACTCATCACTGGTTATGTAAGATTTAACAAAGATGAAAATATCGAGTCGGTCATTACTACTCTTAAATCATTTAATGCTAAATATTCTCATCACGTAGGTTATGTATTCTTTTCACTAGATCAACAACGGCTTTCTGATCTTTCTACACAACTTAAATTTAGAATCTCACGTTTTGAATCTAAATCCGAATATTCCTGTCCCGCTGATGTAGCTACTCTAATTACTGATCAACGTGATTCTTTCCTTCGTGTACATTATCATACTGATAGAAGTGTTCTCGAATTCCTTTCTAGAACCACTTCTTCCGTCCATTATAATCTTGTTCAACGTCTATTTAAACGTGCAGGAGTAGAATTTTCTAGAGATAATTATTCTTCATTCCGTTCTGATAGACAACCACAAACAAGAATGAGACGTCAAGATACCGAAATCGAATTTACTTCTGTAGATCAAACTTCAGAAACTCATCAAGAAACTCATCAAGAAACTCATCAAGAAACTCATCAAGAAACTCAACAAGAAACTCAAGCAAGAACTTTCAGAAATGGAAGAGGAACTGGTAGAGCTTCTGGAAGAGGAAGAAC